GTCGGGACTGTTATGCACAGTCCGCTCTACAACGTAAAGCCAGGCACCCGCGACCCGGACATCTTAAGAGAGATGACAACTCTGTAGTTAAGCTACAAGCTTTTCTTACTTGGATCCGGATTGAAAAATTCTTTCCGGTGAAGATGGTAATTGAAACCAGGAGTAGCATGAGAGTGGAGATGTTCGGCTGCACCTATCATGGCAGAAATACGCGCGAAGCGTGTAAGTTCACCATGGTAAGCATCCGCACTATTTTCACTTTTCGTGATTGTGTCGTAATCTAGGTCCGAGTAATCGGGGACTCTTGGCAGAGCCGATTGTGCTTCACTTAAAATCAGAGTAATCTGACTAAGTGTAAGTCCCGACCCCATTTCCAAAATGTGGGGCTGCACTGCTGGCATACGAAGACATACTTGAACCGACTTTAGGTCAGTTCTGTATTTCTTTGCCCAGTCGTCGATTGAGGTTTTTACTTGGTCATAAAATAATATGATTAGTAACTCCTCCACATCGATCGAGAGTGTAGCTTCCATCCATTTGTGGAACCCTTCCACATCTTTTCTAGCCTTGAGGAAATCATTGTATACCATATCAACGCTTCGCGTTAAAATGGATACGATCTCCTCCCAGGCCACCCACTCATTTATGAGGTTCTCTAGATCCTGAACAGGCTTACTCCAAATCGTGGCCTTCCGCAACAATGTTGCTAGGTACACCTTAATGGAGGCTCTTGGTAATACTGAATCGGCGAATCTCGCTGATCCAGGTACGAAGAGTACCGACAGGATCCAGTTAACAACTGGGTGATTCAATCCTTTATTCAGATCACTCTGAATTTGGGTCCAAACACGTGCATCTACAAAGAGTTTCAGCAGTGGTGCCAACCACCCTGTTGACGACATACTAGTCCAACCCCGACGCACCGCTCGACATGCCAGTTCGGCTCGTCTTGCAAGTGAATCGACGCCTATCATCTCTTTAAATGATAGGGGAGATACGTTGGTTTCACCCACGTATGATTGGTTCGCAAAGTTTAGGAAACCCTTATCGCTTATAAACGATTTGGCTAGTCCTATCTTTACGCCTAGTGCTGTTGCCACCTCAATGTATGCTTCTGCAACCTGTTTGTCAGCTATTACTAGATCATCGCCCAAGATTAGGTAATCTTGAAACCAAGTCCCTGGCTTCCAACCAATACGACGTATCTGTTGGAGACTAAGATTCATGGTAGCAAGACCCGCTTGGGTAACCCGCCATGCAGAGAACTGCACTAGAAGGTGATGCACCATGGCCATTGATGACCATGATGACAGAGCGCCCATAGGTTGCCCTGTACCATATTTAATACGGGCGCCTTTCGGTAATCCAAATTCCTTTGGACAGAGAAAGTCCCGACCGACAAGAAGATCAAGCCACAGAGATGTGGTTTTGGTACCCAGGATCTCCTCGAAAAGGGCTCTATACAATGCTAACGGGATTAGGTCAGTAGCTGATGAAAGGTCCAAAGACCAGACATCACTATAACCACGTTGCGTGAACTCCCTTAATCGTCCCTCTTGGTCAAACGTAGCGTCCGTTGGCAGAACTGAAAGGATTTTAAACATCCAATCATGTAATGGCTTCAGACACATGTTCGTCCAATAGTCGACGATGGCGACTATTCGAATCTTCCCCGCTGCCTCGTATAAGCAGTGGAGTCGACCGAGTACCGCCGGGAAAGTGCTGCCCGTTAAATCGCCCTGAGAGGACTGAGTTCGATCTAAACCGAACAAATTCGCAATCAAGTTGAAATTGGCAATATTCTTATTGCCAGCAACGGAGCGAAGCATAGAGCTAGTAAGCTCGTACCTCTTAGCAGCGTGACGGAATACTTTCCTCATTCGGGTTTCACCGATCATGTCCAACCATTCAAGAATTAGATTTCGCGAAGCAAAACCTGATTCATGTGCGGAATAAAACCACACATGTGCGTCTCTGGCAGCGCCTAAGACAGCATTTGGATGATTGGGACCTGCCCGACTAGTAAAGAATAGGTTCTTAAGGGTTAGATCTGGAACCAGGTTCGCACCTAATGTTTTCAAGGAAGCCCAAAAGTATGGTACGAACTCTTTCAATGAGTTGAAAAACTTGTTGTTAGAGAAGTCAGGATGTTTCTGGACAATAGTCTTGAAACTAGGCTGACCCCATATTCCTTTGAGCCCCTTGTAACCGTTAAGTACGCTACACCAAATATGGATGTAGTGCCTGTTCCCCGTCCGGATTCCATTCCGGGCGTATAGTGGGATCATAGCGGGGAGCCCATTTCGAAGTTCAATCCTCTTGCCAAGCGCTTGAGTGTTTTCCATTTTTCGTCCCGCAAGGAACGAATTGGTAGCAAACAAGGCCAACTTGAGATATTGAATAAGAAAGTTCACCCCATTATGCTTGTAAAGGTCCAAACATCTCACACCGAAGCGGTCACGCTCTGTCGCAGCTACAGTGGACATCAAATACCCTCTGGACCACCACGACACAAGGTTGTGCCATTTGATGGCCCAGGTTCTAGCATTTCTGCTATTAACTGTGATCATCGAATCGAATTCTCCATCGGTACGAGCTCTATCTGCCAGGAATGGCGAATGGAACAAGTACCGAATACGTGAAGAAGCCCGTTTTAGGGATTTCTGAGCGCCCACTAGCAACTCTTGAATAAAGGGATGTGGGGGGGAATTTTGAGAGGAATTAGAGTCCGGGCTTTCGCCTGGGGCAGCAAGTACTTTTAAAGTACGGTTGTTTGTCAAAGCAACTCTAATCTGGATGATGTAGTCCTGTTCCGTGAGGTACAGGATCCTACCCGGTGACACCGGATCCACGACTGCGTACATACCTGCATCCACCTTTTCCCAATCTACTTTGTCAAATAGACGGTGATTCGGAAGAGCATGTAAAAGAGACGAAACGCTAAATAAGCATTTTTGCGCTAGTGGAGAGTTTGTTATCAGAAATTGCCCGTTTATGTTAAACACGGGTGATGGACGAAATGAATTCTTCATGAATAGCATATTGTTTATACTTAGGAAAATGTCAAGACGACCCCTCTTTCCTCTGGTGGTTTAAGCCAGTGGGGAGTAGACCGTTCTAAGGGCAACGAGTACTGAGTGAGTTTCACGTCGACACTTTCATGGCGGCGATCTGTTAACACTCTTACAGAGTTGAGGGACAAGTCAGTGTTTAAGGATCGGTTTTCGAGAATACCTTCTTGGAGACTGATACCTTGTATGCTGCACCTTAGTCCCCTAAAGCCAGAAGCCAGCATCACCTTTCACAACTGTGAATTAGGTTGGTCGGCTACAACAGCAGTATCAATCCCTCCATCCTTTGTACCCCTTGCCTCCTAGGCAAGGTTACGAGGAACGTCATCACTGACGAACCGCGCAATTGTTTGGAACCCTTTCAGGTACACATGTTTACCAGACATTCCTTGTCTGTGTCAACTTTGCACCCAAAGATCCCAACTTTTGCAGCATTCGAGTGGGGTGGTCCCGAAATGTTGGACTTTACCAACTTTCGCAAGTTGGAAGAGTAGTCCGGTCCAGCGGCGTTTTCGCCACTTGGTACGTTCACCTCGGTGATCCTCCAAGAAGGACCGCCAAGACTTGACCCAAGGCATGCTTAAGATTCACAACTTAGCTGCTTTGCTTCACAGATCCTTGGTACGCAGAGCGTTGGTTTCCACACTACGCTGGGACTCTTTTGTATCTTTGCTTACGCAAATGCACGTTGTTACCAACATACGTTTGTCTGTACCGTAAACAGTCCGGGTGGCAATGATAGAACGTCGTCTTTCATTAAGATGGCGGCCCAGTGCAATTCTGG